CTCATTGAGTCTGCCAAGTCTGCCGGTTTTTCTGATGAAGACTTGAAGAGTGTTTACGATCACCGGCTGGTTTTACTGCTGCGAAAAGCGGCACTGTTTGACCAGATGGTAAGTAAACGCCAAGGCATTAAGCCTGTGACGAACAATGGCCCACGACCAGCCAAGCCAGGAGCAGCGGGTCGGGTTTCGACAACAAGTGAGGTTACTCGCGCACAACAGCGTCTTGCAAAAACTGGCCGTGTCGATGATGCGGCTGATGCAATTTACAAACTTTTAAGATAGGGAAAAATCATGGCTATCGTTAGCAATACATTCCTGACTTACTCTGCAAAGGGTATTCGGGAAGATCTTAGCAATGTGATCACCAACATTGCGCCAGAAGAAACGCCTTTTATGTCCAACATTGGCCGCGAAAATGTGACCAATACTCTGTTTGAATTTCAAACAGATACATTGGCCGCAGCCGCTGCCAACTCACAGCTTGAGGGTGATGATGTCGGCACTTTTGATGCCGTAGTTGCGACTGTTCGCGTGCAGAACTACTGCCAGATCAGCCGCAAGACTATTGTCTTGTCAGCTACTGAAGAAGTGGTTAACAAGGCTGGCCGCCGCAGCGAACTGGCTTACCAGATCGCAAAGCGTGGCTCTGAGTTGAAGCGTGACCAAGAATTCATCATGTTGTCAAACACTGGTGCAGTTGCTGGTGACTCTACTACTGCGCGTAAGACGGGTTCTTTGACGGCCTTCTTGAAGACCAACATTGACTTTGACACCACCAATGGTGCAAGCCCGACCTACACCACGCTACCAGCCGCTGCCCGTACAGATGGCACTGTGCGCACCTTCACTGAAACCATTCTCAAGAATGTGATTCAGAAAGTGTGGACTGCTGGCGGTACACCTAAGATCCTGATGGTTGGCCCTGTCAACAAGCAGCGCGTCTCTGGTTTCACCGGCATTGCATCTTCACGCTTCAACATTGACGGCGGTGCAAAACCTGCCACATTGATCGGTGCAGTTGACATTTATGTCTCTGACTTTGGCAATGTGTCTGTGATTGCAAACCGCTTCCAGCGTGAGCGCGATGCGTTTGTGCTTGACCCTGACTACGCCAAGATGGTTGTGCTGCGTCCTTACCAGCAGATCGATTTGGCTAAAAGCGGCGATGCCGACAAGAAAATGCTCATCGCCGAGTGGGGATTGAAGATCTTGGCAGAGAATGCTCACGGCTTGGCCGCTGACTTGGTTACTTCCTAACAGTAAGCAACGGGAAGGGCCAGAGAAATCTGGCCCTTTTTTAAATGATTCACAAAAGACTATTTAGCGAAAACAAAGATCAAGGCATCAAACGCTACTGGCATGAGAATGCCGAAACTGGCGATGTGACCATTGAGACTGCGCAAGATGTGACTGCGGTCATTGAGGCCAACAAGGCCATCTACAACGCTATGGACGGCAAGGCTAACTGGAATGGCGAGTGGCACTTGGTGGCATCCATCCCCGAAGCTCTCTATTACAAGATGAAGGCTGAAGGCAAGATCGATGATCAGGAGTACATGAAGCGGTGGCTTAACTCAAGTGAAAATCAGTTCTTTAGAACACGACCTGGGAAAGTATGAACTACATTGCAGTCTGCACTCCAGCAAGGGACATGGTTCACACCATGTACAGCTACGACTTGGTGAACATGGTTGCGTATCACACGATCAACACCAATGACGCTGTGAGCCTCAAGATTAGCCAGGGCACTTTGATTGCCAACCAGAGGGCAGAGTTGTCACTGGATGCAATGGCCGAGGGCTGCACCCACATCCTGTTCATTGACTCTGACATGCGGTTTCCGCAAGACATGATCGAGCGACTACTCAAGCACGACCTTGACATTGTGGCGACAAACTGCGCACGGCGTAGAATGCCCACTGGCCCGACAGCGCAGCTTTACAAAGAGAACGGCGACAGAGAACTGGTTTGGACAATGCCAGAGTCCACCGGCCTGCAAGAGGTGGGGTCTGTGGGTATGGGCGTGATGCTGATCAAGGCCAATGTCTTTGCGGCACTGGCCGAGCCTTGGTTTGAGACGCCTTGGCGCGTGGACAAACGAGGCTATGTCGGTGAGGATGTCTTTTTCTGTCAGAAAGCAGCGGCTGCTGGCTTTAAAATATGGATTGATCACGATGTCTCCAAAGAGATTGGCCACATCGGGACTTTTGAATTCAAGCATGACCACACCTGGGTGATGAAAGAAATAAAGGCAGTCTGATGGCTCTGACAACCTACACCGAATTGAAGGCATCCATTGCAGACTGGCTCAATCGGTCAGACCTGACGGCGGCTATCCCTGACTTCATCTCTCTGGCCGAGGCGCAGATGGAACGCACGCTGCGCACCAGGCAGATGATCGTCAGGGCCAATGCCTCATTCAATGCCGAGTACGGCGCAACGCCCAATGACTTTTTGGAAGTCAAATCCTTCAAATTGAGTGGCACTAATCCCGTTACCCCGCTGTCGTTTATGACGATAGATGCACTGGATGCAGAGGCCACAAAATTCACAGCCAGCGGCAGGCCCAAGTTCTTTGGCGTGGTCGGCCAACAATTCAGACTTGTCCCAACACCAGACTCTAACTATGCGACTGAGTTGACTTACTACGCAAAGTTGTCAAAGTTGTCAAACTCTGTGGCAACCAACTTTATTTTGGAGTCCAGCCCAGACGCCTATTTGTACGGAAGTCTGCTGCAAGCTGCGCCATACCTGCAAGATGACAATAGAATCTCGGTGTGGGCAACGCTGTATGAGCGTGCCTTGACCGATTTGCAAGTCGCTGATGACCGAGGTGCGACATCAGGCGGTGCGCTTTTAACCCGTGCAAAGACTTTTGGATGAATATGATTACGACCACCAAAGGCGAGATGGACGAGTCACTGCTTGAAAAGCGTGAGGGGTCTGTGGATAACGATACCGAGACAACGACTTGGGTCGAGTACTGGCTTGATGGCGAGTTGGTGCATCGATCCGTCCACATGGCGCTCAAGCGCGGTGTTTTTGCTGATGGCATCAGCGAGTCGATTGCATAAGCATGGCCAGAAAACCAAAACAATCAGAAGTTGATAGGTTTATGTCTCATGTACATAAACATGATTCTGGTTGCTGGTTGTGGACAGCGTATCGCATGAAAAGTGGATATGGTTTTTTTAGGACTCCACTTAAACATGAGTTGTCTCACAGGGTTTCGTATCGTCTGTTTAATGGTCAGCTTGACACAAGAGATGTGATGCATCAATGCGATACACCAAGCTGTGTAAACCCCGACCACCTGGTGCTGGGGACTAGACTGGAAAATATGCAAGATGCAAAGAGCAAGGGAAGAGTGTGCATTGGTGAGCGTCACGGAAGAGCAAAATTAACAGATGAACAAGTTCAATGCATAAGAAAATCAAATAAACTACAAAGAGAAATTGCTGTTGAATTTGGAATTACGCAAAGCCATGTGAGTTGCTTGAAAAACAGCAAAAAATGGCAAAGTCAAAAACTTGAATTGGGTACAACCCAAGAAGGGAACTATCATCGCTAACACTCAAGCCCTCTGTACCAGCTTCAAAGGTGAACTGCTTGTCGGTCATCACAACTTTGGCACTGGCGTCATTCGTGCAGCAACGACTGCCGACACCTTCAAGGCTGCGCTGTACTTGGCCTCGGCCACTGTCAATGCCGCCACCACAGCGTACAGTTCCACCAATGAGGTGACAGGCACTGGCTACACTGCCGGCGGCGTCACAGTGACCTTTGGCACTGCGCCAAGCACCAGCGGCACGACAGCCTTTGTGACCCCCAGCGCCAGCATCACTTACTCTGCTGTCACGCTGTCCACAGCGTTTGATGCTGTCCTGATCTACAACAGCACTCAGTCAAACAAGGCGGTCAGCGTCCACACATTTGGCTCACAGACTGTGACCGCTGGAACATTCACGCTGACCATGCCAACCAATGACGCCAGCACCGGCCTGATTCGGCTGGCTTAACCAAGGGGCAGCGGCATGGCTGCTTATGGGTCAGGCTATTACGGCCTTGGTGCTTATGGCATAGGCAATGTAGTCATCAGCGGCAACCAGGCGACTGGTGCTGCTGGTAACTTGCTGGCCGATAGGTCTGTCCAAGAAGACGGGACGATTGCCACCGGCAATGTCGGCACAGTCGGTCTGACTGTATCCCTTGCCATCACCGGCAATGCGGCCACGGGCAGTGTCGGCTCGGTCTTGGCGGAATCCAGCAAGGCAGTCACCGGCAATGCGGCGACTTTGGCAGTTGGCAGCGTTACCCCGAGTTTTTCATTTGCCGTCACCGGCAACACGGCCACAGGCTCTGTCGGCTCTGTCAGTGTCACCAGCACGAAAGCGGTCACCGGCAATGTGGCCACAGGTGCTGTGGAGACGATGCCGAGTGAGGTCATCACTTTCCAAGCGATCACAGGCAACGGCGCAACGGGGTCAGTCGGCAGTGTCAGCAATGTCATCACAATTGCATTGACAGGCAACAGCGCCACAGGGTCTGTCGGCATCATCTTTGGCTTTGGCTGGGGTGCGATACCTGACAGCGCAGAAACTTACACACCGATCAGCGACAGTGCAGAAACTTGGGTCGCAATCGTTGATAATTCAGAGACTTGGTTACCTATTTAGGAGCACGCAATGGCAGATACCACCACCACCAACCTACTGCTGACGAAGCCAGAGGTAGGCGCATCGACAGACACCTGGGGGACGAAGATCAACACCGACCTGGACTCGCTGGACGCCATTTTCACCGCCAACGGCACTGGTACAAGTGTCGGCTTGAATGTCGGCGCGGGTAAGGTTTTGACTGTTGGCGGGATTGCATCTCATGCAGCAGGTTCTGCGGCTGCGCCAACCATCACCGCCACCGGCGACACCAACACCGGCATCTTCTTTCCTGCGGCAGACACCATCGCTTTTGCTGAAGGTGGTGCGGAGATTGCAAGGTTTGATAGTTCTGGTAATTTGGGGATTGGGACGAGTTCGCCACTGACTAAGTTGCATTTGCAAGACAACGCCGCTGTATTTATACAGATGACGGATTCTGCTGATGGCGCAAGTCGAATTGGACAAAACGGTACTGCTTTGACGTTTGGTGTTGATGGCTCAAACGGTGCAACAGAACGCGCCCGTATCGACTCCAGCGGTAACTTGCTGGTGGGGCTTACATCAGGCAGTCCAAATCCTGGTGTCCGTATTAACGCTGATGGGTCAATATCACAGGGTAACTCTGCTGGTAGTTCTGGATATGAATTTCTTTCCTTTCGGCGCAGCGGGACTCAAATCGGCACAGTTACTCAAAACGGCACAACGGCTGTTGCCTACAACACATCCTCAGATTACCGTTTGAAAGAAAACATTGCGCCCATGATTGGCGCTCTGGCAACGGTAGCTGCACTCAAGCCGGTAACTTATAAGTGGAAGTCAGACGGTTCTGATGGTCAAGGTTTTATTGCCCACGAACTTGCTGAAATTGTTCCTGATTGTGTGACAGGCGTTAAGGACGCAGTAGAAGAACAAGAGTACGAAGTCACACCAGCCGTTAAAGATGAAGAAGGCAACACAGTCACAGAGGCTGTGATGGGTACGCGCACTGTGCCAAAGTACCAAGGCATCGACACCAGCTTCTTGGTCGCCACACTGACAGCGGCAATTCAAGAGCAACAAGCCCTCATCACAGCCCTGACAACCCGCATCACCGCACTTGAGGCAGCATGAACCAGATAGACGCAACAGATGCTCGGCTTGCAACGCATGAGGAAGTCTGTGCGCTGCGCTACCAAGCGATCCAGAAGAGCTTTGAATCAGGCAGCAAGCGCATGAGCCGCATTGAGTACATCCTCTATGCGCTGATTGCTGTCACGCTGCTCGGGCCAGGCTTTGCTGCCGAGATGTTGAAAAAAATCCTGATGTAATCATGGACGCGCTGCCGCCTTCACCGCCAGCAGCACAAGCCCCAGCACCGGTCTTTGAGTGCGTCAGGTGGTCATGGTCTTCTGACCGGCTGTTGGTGTGGTGCTTGCAGTGGCGGGAAAAAGGCAAGACAGAGCCAAAGAAGGTAGCGGAAAGTGATTGATCCACTCACGGCCCTAGCAGGCATACAGGCAGCAGTTGCGCTGATCAAGAAGGTCAGCAAGACTGTTGATGATGTGTCGTCTCTTGGCCCTGTTTTGGGCAAGTACTTTGATGCGAAGTCCACGGCCAGCAAGGCTGTTGTCCAAGCCAAGAAATCTAAGTCCAGCATGGGTACGGCAATTCAGATTGAGATGGCCTTGGATCAGGCCAAGCGGTTTGAAGACGAGTTGCAACTGCTGTTCATGCAGTCAGGCAAGATTGATGTTTGGAACAAGATCAAGTCCAGAGCAGCGGCACTGGATGTGGAGTCTGCACATGATGCACGGCGTGAGCGCGAGGCTGCTGAAAAGCACAAGAAAGAGATTGATGAGGTCATTGAGATCGTGCTGGTGACGCTTGTCCTATTTGCGATTCTTGGGGTTATTGGGTATTTCACCTTTGGCATCCTTCAGCAGCGCGGGTGAGTTATGGCAGATGAACGCCTCGCCTTGGTTGATAAAATTCTGGCCTATGTGTCCAGCCCGTTCCGGCTGTTCGCATTGGTGCTGATGGCAGTCCTAACCTTTGCAGGGTACTTTGTCTACACGAACCAAGACCTGTTGATTGGCGCATACAAGGAGTCCAAGAAGATCCCCAGCATTGCAGAAGACAGAGTGGAGGATGCGGCAGCGCATCTGTTCAAGCAATCTGGTGCTATCGTGGTGGCAGTGTTCAAAGTCAACCCAATGTTTGGCACTCGCATTGTTCATAGGGCGTACACACGGGAAGGTCGAGAAAAAGCAATGGATGGTCTGGATGTAGGTTTGTTCAGCGCTAACCAAAGCAACAACCTAGACATAACTAAGCTCTTGGTTAATGAGATTCCATGCGGCGAGTACACCAGCGCACAGAGCGAGATGGGCATCTGGTACATTGAAAAGGGTGTGGGCTACACATGCCGCATTTCAGTGCAGCCAGAGGCAGGTCGCTTTGTCGGTCAGATCACAGTCGGGTGGGCATCACCACCAGATAATCTACAGAAGACTCATGCAATGTTGCAGATCGCTGCTTCGATGCTAAGTAAAAAAAGGAGTTAATGATATGGACTGGCTAAAACAAATTGCACCAACGATTGCCACGGCAATGGGTGGCCCACTGGCCGGCATGGCAGTGTCTGCCATCAGCAAAGCGATTGGTGTTGACCCAGACAAAGTGGGCGACCTGATCTCCAACAACAAGCTGTCAGCAGAGCAGATTGCTCAAGTCAAGATTGCTGAGATCGAGTTACAGAAACAAGCGCAGGAGCTTGGCCTCAATTTTGAAAAGTTGGAGGTCGAGGACAGGAAGTCTGCGCGGGAAATGCAGGCCACCACCCGCAGCCTGATGCCACCAGTACTGGCGGGTACAGTCACAGTGGGCTTTTTTGGCATCATGGTGATGATGTTTATTGGCAAAGTGGACAGCGCTAACCCTGCTATCTTGATGATGCTGGGCAGCCTTGGTACGGCATGGACGGGCATCATTGCCTATTACTTTGGATCATCCGCTGGCTCACAAGCCAAGACCGATTTACTCTCTAAGGCAGGGCCAGTGAAATGAAAGAAAACTTTGACTCCGCACTGGCCGCAGTGCTGCACCATGAAGGCGGCTTTGTAAACCATCCATCCGACCCTGGCGGCATGACCAACCTCGGCGTGACCAAGAAGGTCTGGGAGGAGTGGGTCGGGCATGAGGTGGATGAAAAAACCATGCGCGGCCTGACCCCTGAGACTGTCGGCCCGATGTACAAGTCCAAGTATTGGGACAAGGTCAAGGGCGATGAGCTACCGGCTGGCGTGGACTATGTGGTGTTCGATGCGGCGGTAAACAGCGGCCCAGGTCGGGCTGCTAAGTGGCTGCAAGCGTGCGTAGGTGTTGATCCTGACGGCGGCATCGGCCCAAAGACTTTGCAGGCCGTGGCGGCATTTGAGGGCGATCTGGTTGACGATTATGGCAAGCGCAGACTGTCATTCCTGATGGACTTGCCGCACTGGCCGACCTTTGGCAAAGGCTGGAGCCGCAGGGTTGCCGAAGTTGGCAAAGTAGGCTCAGACATGGCATAAGGTGAAATAATCACCTCATGGCCAATGTCAAGCAACAGTTAGAAGTTCCGTCTATACCCTCTTTGGGCTTTGCGCCCCAAGCGTATGAGCGCAGGTACTTTGCCGAAAACAATGGTGCGCTAAACAGCTACTTTCGCAGACTCATCAGCACCTTGGGCGCATTGTTTGGCCCACAGGGCGGCAAGTTTATGAACAACCCGCATGGGGCTTTTCAGGACAACACCGACCAAGTGGCGGCTAACACCACCACGGCCTACCCAATTGCCTTTAGCACGACAGACTTTTCAAATGGCGTTACTCTGCAAAGCGGTAGCCAGCTTGCGGTGGCGATGGACGGCATCTTTAACATTCAGTTTTCGGTGCAGCTTAAAAATACAGACAATGATGGTGTTGATATTGACATCTGGTTTCGCAAGAACGGCACGAACATTGCCGACTCTAACAGCCGGTTTCATCTAAACCCAAGAAAATCATCAGGCGACCCAAGTCACTTGATAGCGTCATTGAACTTTTTTGTCAGCCTGGCCAAAGATGACTATGTGCAGATTGTCTGGCGCACTGACAATGTGGCTGGCAGCATTGAGCACTTTGCCGCCAGTGCCAGCCCGACACGGCCAGCAGTGCCAAGTGTCATTGCTACAGTGTCTTTTGTCTCCAACCTACCGACAATTTGATTATGTACATCCCAATAAAAATTCCACCAGGTGTTTACAGAAACGGCACAGAGTACCAAGCTGCTGGGCGGTGGCACGATGCCAGCCTAGTGCGCTGGTACGAGAACACGCTGCGGCCAGTGCTGGGCTGGCGCACCCGTTCAGCGTCTGCCGTGACGGGATCATGCCGTGCCATCATCACTTGGCGCGACAACAGTAATACCCGATTCATTGGATTGGGTACGCACTCCAAGCTGTTTGCGATGAATCAGGCCGGCACACTCAAAGACATCACGCCGACAAGTTTCAGCACTGGCTACGCCAGCGCACAGATCAATGTAGGCTACGGAAGCAACACCTACGGCAACTTTGCCTATGGTGTGGCACGGCCTGACACTGGCTCAATCATTCCGGCCACCACATGGAGCTTGGACACTTGGGGCGAGTACTTGGTGGCTTGCTCAAACCATGACGGCAAGCTCTACGAGTGGCAGCTTGGCTTTGCCACGCCGACACTGGCGGCGGTGATTGCCAACGCACCAACCGGCAACAAGGCTCTTTTGGTCACTGCCGAGCGCATCCTGTTTGCCCTTGGCGCTGGTGGCAACCCCCGCAAGGTGCAGTGGTGTGACCAAGAGGACAATACAGTTTGGACGCCATTGTCCACAAATCAGGCGGGGGACTTTGAGTTGACCACACCTGGCAGCCTGCTGGCCGGCAAGCGCGTCAAGGGTGTCAACCTGTTGTTTACCGACACAGACCTTCATATCGCTACTTACATTGGCGCACCGTTTATTTACAGCTTTGAGAAGGCCGGCAGTGGCTGCGGCCTGATCTCGGCGCAGTCGGTGGCGGCCATCGACACTGCCGCGATCTGGATGTCTAGCAGCGGCTTTTGGATTTATGACGGGTATGTCAAGCCGCTGCCCTGTGATGTGAGTGACTACATTTTTACAAACATCAACTACGGCCAGAAGTCCAAAGTCTATGCCGTACACAACAGCGAGTTTGGCGAGATCTGGTGGTTTTATCCATCTAGTGGAAGCAACGAGAATGACAGTTATGTCACCTACAACTACCGAGAAAACCATTGGAGCATTGGTTTACTTGACCGCACAGCAGGGGTTGATGCCGGAGTCTTTACATACCCGCTGATGGTCGATCCAGATGGCTTGGTGTACGAGCATGAAGTCGGGTTTAACTACGAAGGCGCAACCCTGTTTGCAGAGTCCGGCCCGATTCAGATTGGCAACGGCGACAATGTGATGAAGGTCAGGGAAGTCATCCCAGACGAGCAAACCTTGGGCGAGGCAGTGGTGTCGTTCAAGACCCGTCTTTACCCCACAGGCACTCAATCCACATTCGGGCCATTTGCAGCGGCCAACCCGACATCTGTGCGGTTTTCTGGCCGGCAGGTCAACATGAGGGTGACGGGTGCGGTTTTGGCTGATTGGAGAATCGGCGTGTTCAGGCTGGACGCGGTGGCCGGCGGCAAGCGGTGATGGATAGAATTTTTGAGATCAACCGATGTCGCCAGTGGATTGATGCGGCTTTAGAATACAGTGGTGGGACTCACACACTCGATGACATAGCGGCTGGGATAATGTCGGATCGATACCAGTTATGGCCTGGGCAAAGTTCAGCGGTGGTGACAGAGATTCTTGTTTATCCGAAGCTAAAAAATTTACATTTTTTTCTTGCTGGTGGCAATCTTGATGAACTCAAGAAAATGCGGCCACACATTGAGGCATGGGGAAAGTCGGTTGGATGTACAAGGGTGACGCTTGCTGGCCGTAAAGGCTGGGAGCGTACATTTTTAAAAGACGAGGGATATGAGCCTCAGTGGTTTATTCTTTCAAAGGAGTTGATATGAGTCAAGGTGGTGAAGTAACTACACAGCAGCTTGTTTATGGCCCTGACGGGAAAGTGTATGGCAACCCAGCGCTAGCAAGAGCCGCTGGTGTAAATCAATACTATCGTGAGGATGGCACGCCTTACCCCACTTCAAATGTTGGCATTCAGAATCCGACTCTGCCGCCTGACTTTATCCCACTGCCTGGGCCTGTCGTTAGCCCAATTTCTACGCCCCCTTCTGGCGGCATTCGTGATCTGCCGCCTGATTTCATGCCGATGCCTGGGAATGACTTTGCCCCAATGCCTAGCCCTCCTTCCGGCGGCAAAGGCGGCGCTGACCCCTACTCGCAGATCACGGGGCAGATGGGCTATGGCAGCGACCCGTACTCACAGATCATGGCGCAAATGACGCCGACCATGAATCCGTACACGGGCGCAGGTGTTGCCATAGGTGGCTACGACCCGCGACTCTACAACAACGCATTTATGGGATCAAACAGTCGCCTAAATCTCAGCGGCCTTCTTGGCGGCGGCGGTGGTGGTGGTGGCGACAGTGCTGGTGGTTTTACAAACCCATTTAGCGACTTGACTCCAGCGCAACAGGCAGCCTACTACGCTGCGAATCCAACAATGGCAAGCATTACTCAGTTTGGCCAAAAAGCTTTTGGGTATACAGCACCTGGCATGTTGCAAAATTACTTTAACCCAGGCTTTGTCAGTGAGCAGGGTTTGATTGCAATGGGTGTTGACCCTGCCGCATATCAAGCCGCAAAAGAGAGCTTCCGCGCCAGTGAAATTGCCGACATGAATGCAGGTTACACCGGCGGCTTTGGGCCATCTAGCGGCTCAGTTGGTGCTGACTATGGTGGCCCTGCTGACGGTGGAGTTGGTGGGTCACCTGCTGATGCTGACTCTGGTGCGGGTGGCTACGGCGGCTCAGTTGGTGCTGACTATGGTGGCCCTGCTGATGGTGGATATGGTGGATCACCTGCTGATGCTGATTCTGGTGCAGGTGGTTATGGAAATAATGATTCTTCCTATGGTGGGTTTTACAACATGGGCGGCCTAGTTGACAGAGTTGGCGGCCCTAACCCACCAGGCCCAGATGATGGTGCTGGCATGTTGCAGCTTGGCGAATATGTCATCAAAAAATCAGCGGTCAAGAAGTACGGCCAAGGGCTGCTGGACATGATCAACGATGGCAAGATACCTGCCAAAAAAATGAAATCTTTACTCGGCTAAGGGGCGAAATATGTCTAAAGGTGGAAACCAAGTATCAACAACCTCAATTGATCCACAGATCAAAGAGGCGTTTCTCACAAACTTTCGTCAGGCTCAAGGTGTTGCGGGGGCATTGCCCGTCCAACAATTTGCAGGATACAACCCACTGTATACGGCTGGAGAACGACAGATTGTCAATCAGTCCCTGACCCCGTTTAGTGGGCGGGACATCAGCGCGTTTATGAATCCGTACACGCAAGAGGTTATTGACCGCAGCCTCGGCGATATTGAGTCGAGCCGCCAGATGCAAGACATCAGAGATCGTCAGGCTGCCACACAAGCCAGAGCCTTTGGTGGCTCACGCCAAGGTGTGCAGTCTTCACTGACCAATGCCGCTGCACTCAAGCAGGCCGCTGACCTGTCAGCAAATCTGCGCAGTCAAGGCTATGGTCAGGCTGCGCAGTTGGCTCAATATGCCCGTGGCCAGAACCTACAAGGCGGTCAGAATGTGATGGCACTTGGCAGTGCGCGTCAGGCTTTTGAGCAGCAGCAGTTGGATGCGCTGCGCAACATCGGCCTGCAAAAACTTGGCATTGTGCAGTCGAGCTTGGGTGCAAGCCCTGCCAACTTGGGCGGCAGTGTATCTACACCGTACACCCGCAATGCCGCATCCGGTGCTTTGGGTGGTGCTTTGGCTGGCGGCCAAATGTTTGGCCCTATCGGTGCAATCGGCGGCGGCATTCTTGGCTTGCTAGGTTAAGGGGATAAAAATGGCAACAGCATTTGATTTTGGCAGAATGTTTGGCGGCGGCATGGGTGGCGTGCCATCAGGTCTTGATGCGCTGCTGAGTGAAGACCAGCGCAAGCTCATGGGCCGCAACGCTACGCTGGCGGCGGCGGCTGCACTGCTGCAAGCCAGTGGCCGCAGCACTACCCCCATCGGCCTTGGCCAAGCCCTTGGCTCGGCACTGCAAGCAGGTCAGCAGGGCTACCAACAGGCGCGTGCTGGGTCGGTGCAGGATCTAATGGTCGGTGAGAAGCTCAAAGAGGCTCAAGACGAGCGTCAGCGCAATGTGGACTATTTTGAAATGTTGCGCCAAGCCGGCCAGCCAGCGCCAGCAATGCAGCCAATGCAGCCATTGACTGGCCCAGCAGTGCCGCCTGTTGAAAGATTTATGTCAGAGACAGCTCCAGTGGCTCGGCCATCAGCAACTGGGCCATTTGCTGGCTTGACCCCACAGCAACTTGGTCTGCTGCGAGGCTTGCCACGCAAGGAAGGTTTGCAGTTTGCGCTGGACGCCACCAAGCCAGAGGCTTCACCAGACGCAATCAAGACGCTACGAGCCTTGGGCTTGCAGCCTACTTTGGCAAACTTGCGCCTGCTTGACAAGCCAGACGCAGCACCAGAAGCCATTAGGACTCTAAACGCCTTGGGCTTGCAGCCTACTTTGGCAAACTTGCGCCTGCTTGACAAGCCAGAGGCATCACCATCAGAGTTAAGAATTTTGGAGGCTACGGGTACACCTCCTACCCTTGAAAATATTATGAAGCTCAGAAGGTCTGGGGCAGCCTCGCAAACAGTAGACATCAAGATGCCTGGTAATCAACAATTCTTGGCTGGTGTCGGCACAGATATTTCCAAGACTTTAAGCGACTTGACTGCTGGAGCAACGGCTGCCAATCAAACCTTGGCGAATGTAGACCGCATCCTGCCTGCGCTAGACAAAGCTGTTCTCGGCCCTGGCGCTGATTACCGCACCACCTTGCTGCGCGTGGGTCAACAATTGGGTATTGCTGGGGCAAATGCAAACGAAGTTCTGGCGCAGACTGCAACAGTGGTGCAGGGATTGGCACAAAGCGAACTGGATGCTGCTGCACAAATGAAGGGTCAAGGAACTTTGACAGATGCCGAGCGTGCCATATTGAGGCGTGCTGCTGCTGGTGATCAGTCGCTGACTGCTGTAGAAATTCAAACATCTTTAAAAGCTGCCCAAAAGAATGCCAATGCGCGTTTGAAGTTGCAACAAGACTATGTGAAGCGTGCAAGCAAGTTGCCAGGGTTTGAACAGTTTGCGCCAATGTATGAAGTAACCCCATACACAAGCGGTAGCAACCCCTTGTTAAACTTGATTGATCAAACTTTACAGCAGCGTCAAAGGGGTACACGATGAGCGATGCACTGGCAAGTTTTTCAACCGAAGAGTTGCTCAAAATCAAATCGGGCGATTTGTCTGGTTTGTCCACCGAAAAGCTGGAATTGTTGCGCGGCATCTTCATGCAAGCCCCAGTGTTTGGCGCCCCTAGTGCGCCGCCTGCTGCTGTGACTCCACCAGCCCCCGCACCTACGCAGCGTCTGCGATCTATTGCGCAGGGCGCCACCTTTGGCGGTGCTGACGAAATGGAAGCCAGCTTGAGATCTGCTGTCACTGGAGAAACCTACGACCAAGCCTTAAAAGACATCCGAGGGAAGATGAAGGCTTATCAAAAACAGTCGCCACTGGAAGCGCTGGCTTATGAGGGTCTTGGCGGTGTCGGCATGGCGGCTGGAACTACTTTGGCTACCGGCGGTCTTTCGGCGCCAGCCACGCTGCCACGAGTGGCCACCAGTGTTGCTCCACTGGTCAAGGGCATTCTTGGCACATCTGCGCTTGGCGGCGCCCAGGGTGGCGTTACTGGGTTCTTGTCTGGTGAAGGCGACTTGTTGCAGCGTGCAGCCCGTGTTCCACAGTCCACCTTGATGGGCGCTACATTGGCGCCAGCGGTGCAGCTTGGTTTTATGGGTGCAGGTAAGCTGACCGACATGGCGCTAGATTCGGCGCGGCGCTTGACGGGTGGCCGTGGCGGCAAGGCTGTCGAGGCTGAGATTCAGCGGCTGGCTGGCGACACTGGTTTGACTACTGATGAGATCGTCCAGCGCATTGCCAATGGTGAAATCTTGGCCGAAAACCAAACCCTTCTCAGGGCGGTGCGCGGCCTGTATGCACAAGGCGGTCAGGCGTCCACCACGCTACAAAAATCTTTAGGCACTCGGCCTGCGCAACTGCGCAAAGATGCCTTAACCGACATCCAGAAAACCTTGGTGGGTGATCTCACGCCATTCAACCTTGGCCAACGGCCAGAGAATGTCTTGAAGTATTTCAAGATGAGCGATGACGCTGCCAAAAAAATGGAAAATCAAAACTATGAGCAAGCTTATGGCACTGGCGGTGTGATTGATGCTGATTTGCTTGGTAGTCTGACAGATGCCTTGAAACGATCTCCAGGTGCGGTCAAGGACATCAACGAAATTTACACTGCTCAGACTGGCAAAAAGCCATTTTTCTCTTTTGATGAGGCTGGTGAGATTAAGTTTTCTAAAGCGCCAACCTTGCAAGACGCTGAGATCATACGGCGCGGCATTAAATCTAGCATTAACACGGCCTACACCACTGGTCGTGGCGGTGTTGGCGAGGCGCTAAAACCCGTTGAGGGTGCTTTGCGCGAATCCATTGACGCATCGTCTAGTGCATTGGCATCGGCACGCCAGCAAGCATCGACTCTAAGAGGTGGCCGCAAAGCCTTTCAAGAAGGCCGTACAGTGCTTTCCAAGAGCGCAGATGAGGTGGATGTTTACATGGACTCCATTGCAGACAATCCAGCATTGGTGTCTGCATTTCGGGCTGGCACGATGGATGCCATCCGCAAGCAAATGGGAACGGGTCGGGTCACTTCAATGATGAGCCGATTGGCCAGCCCAGATACCAAAGAGGGTGGCATCTTGCGAAGCATCTACCCTGGCGATCAACTGGACGGAATCTTGAGCCGCATCGGCACGGCTGCGCAGTCGCAAGAGGCCAAAAACTATGTGCTGGGCCAGTCGGCAACAGCGGCCACACTGATGGAGGCAAAACGCACAGGCTCCAGCATCACGGCAGATGAGTTAGGCAGTGCGATGACGGGCAACCCTATGGCCGGCTTTAGTGTGCTGACCAAAATGCTCAAGAACTCAAATGCTGGCTTGTCGGATGCCGAGCGCCAGCGGGTTGCTCAGATACTGACCAGCCAAGACCCCAACATTGTTCGCAATGCCTTGGTGGATGACAGTGCTATGGCCGCCTTGCAGCAGCAAATGAACAACGCCATCAGGCTGCTTGGTAAATCTGTACCATACGGAGCCGGCTACATTGGCGCCACTATGCCAAGGCCACAGGAGTAACTCATGGCCCTGCTTGATGACGAAGAGTTGTTGCCATTCTTTGGCAACCCCAACATCCAGCGCCAAGGTGCAAGGGCCAGAGCCTTGGCCGCGCAGCGTGATGTCAATACCCTGCCCGACCCGCGCACCTATGCTGCCCTCTCCGGCCTGCTTGGTACTGCCCCTGATGAAATGGGGTTTAGTGTTCTGAATCCTCAGTATGAGTCCATCATGCAGACCGCCAGACCGGCCTTTGCTACCGGCACGGCCTTGGGTGTTGCTCCATTGGCAAAGGTATTCCAAGCCCCAGCAATGGCACTTGGCCGTGCTGGTGAACGCATGGCCGAAAGGGTTGTGCCTCAGATCATGCAGCGCGGCGGCTTGCCGGCTGAGTTGTTACAGGGCATGGCGCAGGGTACAAAAAGCCAGATGCTATATGGCAACAATGTTTTTGATCCGAGATTTGATGCCAGAAAATTAGAGCAAGAACGACTTAAAAATTTACAAACAACTGTTGTTCCGATTTACGACTACACCATACCAAAAATCAACCTTGCGGATTATCAAGATTATCCATTTATCACCAGCATGTCAGATCGCACTAGGACTGGCTTATTGACTGACATTGATGGCGTGTCATTAAATCGACCTGTGTACTTGCAAGGTGGTCAACCATATATGTACGAAAACCCAGGTCAAGTCTGGGCATCAGGTGCAAAGCCAGCCAGTGATATTTACAAAATGGCAAATGTACTTAAAGAAACAACAGGTAAAGACCCGTTATATATTCCGTGGGTTATGTCGCCATCTGGCAGTGACTTTGCAAACATGACTGGCGAAACAATGCTGTCTTATGCCCAAACAGTTATGGGTAAAGATACGAAAAAAGGTCTTGATCGACAAATCAAAAACAGATTTATTCCAGACTGGGTTGGCATTGATGATCCAGCAAGCATTGAACAA